CACAGCCTTTTCAGCTACGGGAGCCTTTACGGGCTTCTCAGTTACCTTCTTCTTAACGACCTTCTTAGTTGGTGCTTTCTTTGCCTTTTTGTCTGCCATAATTTTAACTTCCTTTAAGTGCCACTATCGTTTTTTAACGGTGAAGACTGATCCGACTTCTAGCGTTAAGTTTCCAGTGGATGTTGAGTTGGATATTTCCAAGTAAACGTAGTCGTTCTGATCCAATTCAAGAACCGATGGTATCGAGAAGAATGCAACGTCCCGGCCTCCAGTGAGATTGTTGATTTGGCGAGTTTGAGAGTAAATGTCAACAGTTGCCGCGGCACTTGAGTCATACTTCACGACCTTTACCGTGACCTCATCATTTGATGGCCCAGACACTACCAAGTCACCGCTGATCTCATAAGATCTAGGGACGTTGGCTAAGTGTCGAAGTCCTCGACCGCTACCGTCAACAGCTAGGCTATCGAAGTGTTCGAGCAAGTCCACGATCCAAGCCGACGCAACAACCGTCTCAAATACGTCGACGGTATTGATAGTGGTTGGAGCGTCAAGAATAACGGAGGCGCGACCGCCGACAAATGTGTTGCCGATGCCGATATTTCCCACCCAGTTTGATGCGAGGTCTGATGCCGCCACGTTTGGAGTGATGTTGGAATCCGAAGAATCAAAGGCTCCGTTGCGGGAGATAATGCAACCCTCTAGCTGTAGGGTAGATGGGTTGGTAAAGTCTGATGAGGCGAAGTCAACGAAGGCTGCACTTGCTGGCAAGTCAATATTCTGATTGCTGCGGAATCGAGATGCCATAGTGAACCCAGTGCCAGCTTGGTATAACGCACCAGTCATCCCGGCGTCAAGTGATCGGACGATTGACGTCTCGATGTAATATCCACCTACCCACGCGCCTTTCAGTGTGAGATTTGGAGTGCCACCAAAGCGACCAGTTCCAGACTCAAGACCTTGGCGATAGTTGTCGATAGTTCCGAGGGATGTGCAGTCATTCCAGTTGACACGCGCAAACTCAAACGCATCAAATCCTGTGGCACTAAAGAGGTTGAATACCTGCGAGCCTGTTCCAGTAACCTCCATAGCCAAGTCACGGCCGAGGAGGTTGCCGCTACCACCGACTGGTGATGTGAACATTGTGTAGGTTGTAGCCGATGAGATCAGCTTTGATATGTCGAAGGTTGACCCAGTTAGGTTCAGTCCACCTGCAGGGACTTCAATGGACGTGCTGCCCATGTCAATGATTCCGTCGATGAAGTAAGTCTTCGTCGCGTCAAGTGTGCCTGACAAGTCGCTTGCCTGCTTCACAATAATCACACTGCCAGCGTCAGATAGCTCTAATGCCCCTACACGGCTCTCAGCGTCCACTGAGTTGCCGTTCACGACAGCCTTGATGCTATTTAGGTCAGAAGCTGCAACTACGCCTGTAGGTGCTACTCCGAGTTCGTCTTTCTGAGCGTATGATATTGTTGATTGAGCCATAATTAGATTGCTTCGATTGGTGTCCAGTCTGCGGGTAGGGTTTCAACAAGAGCGTCAAACTCGTGCTGGAATACGTTGCCCACGATCTCGATGCCTTCTTCGTCTACTGAGCCGATTAGGATAGGGTTAGGGATCTCTAGTGCCGCCTCGCCCGATGTAGGGTGCGTGACCATGTTCCAGAGGTATAGGGTGTCGTGCGAACCTTGTGGTGCTGTCCCAGCGTGTGCTAGGTATGCTCCGTGATTGCGGCCCTTGGCGAAGACTACTGATTCTTGGATTAAATATGACATTAGCTGATTATGGTTGAGATTTCGCTCGCCATGATAGCATGACCAGCGGTTGTTGGGTGAACTCCGTCGTCAAGATCGCCATCGACGAGCCATGCTGAGGTGTCCACGTAGCTCACATTTGCGTCTGCAATGGTTGTTACTGCGTTCGATATAGCTGTGCGGTAATCACCGAGCGTATTGCCAAAGGAATTTACACTTTCGTCGGTACGGTGAATTGGGGATGCACAATAAATCTTGGCACTAGGTAGTGCTGTAGTTAAATCAGTTAAAAGTTCTTCGTACTGAGACTCAAATGACGACGCACTCTGCCTAGAAAGCCCATAATCGTTTGTTCCAATGGCTAACCACACGATAGAAGGACTTACGGCAGCAATTTTAGAAACAAAAGAATCAATGTCTCCTGACGTAGAGCAATCATCATTTAACGCACGCCATCCATAAGCCTCTACGGTAACTGGATTAGAAACGAGTTCGCGAAGTACGATAGGGTAACCCTCATAAGGTCTGTTGGTGGCATTTCCTCCAGCAGTAATCGAGTCTCCATAGACTACACATTGATTTGCAAGATTCGATCCAGATAGAACATTAAACACTGTTGAGTCAGAAGACGGAAATGCGCTCTGAATGAAGGTTCCAAGGATGTCGGATGATGGTTTTGACTGGCTACCATTTATGAACTCGATGCTATTTGTCCCCGATGGAAGTGTAATCACCTCCGAGAAGGATGACGGTGATGTCGATGGGCCAAAGTTGTTCCACGAACCACCATTAATACGATAACCAATCTTTGCACTTGCCACATTCCCAGGCGTATAACTTGTTGTAGCGTTGGCGGTCACAGAAGAAGCATCCGTTTGCACAATCCAGCTTGCTCCTACGGAGGTTTTTGCATAGCCTAACTGCTGTGTTGGAGCTGTTGTGAGACTAAAATCCGCTATCTTAGCGTTATTGGCCCGTGAGGTAGATACGATGGTTGAGAGTTTCGCTTCGATTGCTGCGCGGTTGGCTGATTGATCTGTGTTGTAAAGAATCACCGCCGCGATACTACCGCCGAATGCTCTGCCGCTTAGCTCGAAGTTGTAGCCGAGCCAGATGGGATTTGCAAATGTGACGTTTCCGACTGGCGTGCTGCCAGACCCGACTGTTGTCATTGTTTGTTCTAAAATGCCATCGTCATAAGCAAGTATTTGCGACTGTTCGTATAAGATTGAGTTGATATGAGTGTCCGTGTCTTGCACTCCTAATCCCGTTGCGGGTGACCCAATTGTATTTCCACCCCCATCGTAGAATGTGTTTGGGCCGTATCTTGTCGTTGAGCTTGGATTATTGCCCTGCTCCAAAATCAGTCCATCTGCCGTTCCTGCCGCCCCATTCGGACGAATGCGAACCATTGTTTTCTGACCAGTGTTCGTCGTATTTTCAGACACGATGAACATGCCAAACTCCGTAACTGTGTCCGTGTAATTAGCAGCGGTCTTGAGTCCATCATTTACACCATCCCATAGAGGCGCAACATTACCAAGACCATCCACCGTCAAAGCCCCGCCACTAACAACCAGAGGTTGATTCGCCGCAGTGGTTTGCGTGAGGTCGTAGTCGTTGCCAGACTGGTCGTATTCGGTGAGCAGGTAGGCATCGTAGCTTTGACCTGTGAAGAGTGCTGGTGCGCCTCCAACTGTGCCGTTGTTCGTATTGACCGAAGTATCCAGCCAATTAGAATTGGCGTTGCCGTCTCCAACGTAGGTTGACGTGGCAACTGTGACGTCCGTGATTGTTCCGTCCCAAAATAGCGAAGCTCCACCATCTCTCGCGCCGATGGTAATTGGCTGAGTTGGAACCACGGAAACCGTCATTGCGTCTGTTGCTACCGACTTACTAGCCACAACTCCGTCAATGGTAAATGTTACACCTGCCGCCGTCTTGGTTCCATCGTAATCTAAGCGAACGGTGTGCTTTGCTCCGTCATTTATTGTAACTCCAGTAGTGATAATGTTGATTCTATTTGAGCCAGTGTTACCTATTGTAAATCGCAACTGGTTACTGGTATCCATCCGAAGATTAAATCCAGCAAATGTGCTTGTATTTCCGTTAGCGATAATGTCTGCGTTTACACCAGTGGCAGTGGTCGTAATGTCGGCTTGCAGTGTAAATGCCGTATCTCCATTCGTCGCTGTATTGAGTCCAGTGCCGATGTTCACGTAGTCATTCGTGCCATCAAAATACATTGTATTGGAATACAAAGCTTGCACATCAGTCGGCACAACAAAGTCCAGCGCAGTCCCACCAGCAACCTGAGCCGCCGTGAACATCTGCAATGCGTCATCCGA